CCTACTTCTCAAACCCTATAGGTTTCTAATGATAAGGATTCAGCGTGGCTGACAATCTTCCTGATACTATTGAGAATCAGTTGCTTGATGCGCTGGTGGGTACGTCCGCGTACAGTGTTACCACGCCGATCAAGTTGGCTCTTATGACTGCTAATGGTAGCGATTCTGCTGCTGGCACTGAGGTCACTGGCGGCTCGTATGCCCGTCAGACTATCGCTTTTGATGCGGCTTCGTCTGGTTCTATCAGCAACAATGCTTTGATCTCATTCACTGATATGCCGTCGTGTACCGTGGTCGGTATTGAGATTTATGACTCTGCGGGTAGCCCGAAGCGTCTCGCTTATGGTGCTTTGACTTCTTCCCGCACCGTCACGTCTGGTGACACGGTTCAGTTTTCTGCAGCAGCGGTTGAACTTAGCCTGTCGTAATGTTTGACATTTCGGAATCGGTTGTTACTTTACTAGGATCACCACAATTACTTGATGGAGATTCCGTTTTATCTGCCGAATCTGAACTGACTTCTACGGCAGCATTGGATGCTTTCGCGGCATCATCCATGTCGGTTGAGTCTGATCTGGTTTCTACGATCAAATCCTTGTGGGATTTGTCTATCTCCATGTCGGCTGATTTCACTGTCACTGTTTCTTCTAACATTATTGCTCTCGCTGTTGCGTTAACCAATGGCGGTAGTAGTTTGACTGCTAACGCAACAAACGTGAAAATTGCTACTGCCCGTGAAATGACATTTAACGTTGATGTTAATGCTGCGACGCGTATCGCTGTGACGGTTACTGGGCGACCATTAGTTGCATCTAGCAGCCTGACAGCGACAGTGTACGTCCCATCAAAGTACCTGGTGCTACCGACGATTGAGGTAGCGTACACGGATAACGTGCTACTAGAACGCTACCCGATTGATAACGGCCAGTCGCTACTGATCACGAGTAACATTGGCACGTTGACGACGTTCCCGGCGCAGGAAGAGATCGCTGACGCTGACTACTACTTCCGTGGTGGTGCAACAAACATCCTTAACGATGAGGAACTAGCCGCTGTTGAGGCAGCGGGGTACGGAGAATACGTTGTCACACAGTAACTGTCGTAGTGGCTGCAAGACACAAGATCATGCTTCCTACTCTGACTGTCTCCGTTCCGCTAACCCAACCATTAACGCCACTGCCACGTCCACAATGGCGAGAATGTGGTCACAGACGAAGAACGATTTGAACGCTTACAGGTCTGCGAGGGCTAATGGTATCCAACCGGAATCAACAAGCATTGCCAAGGTACGTGAGGCTGAGGCTGCTTCTCGTCATCTGGGTCGCCCGTACAACGCAGATACTATGCCCCCGGCGTCCATGATTGTTAATAAGACTACTGCACGTTTTGTGAATGCGGAGTAACGGATGAGTACTTTCGGTCAACTTGTAGACCAGACATTGTTGCAGTTGTATGGGTACACTACGCTGCAGGATCAGGCTACTTACCTGACTGCACCTGTGGGTGCTTCAGCGACTTCTATCACCGTGTCTGATGTTACTTCCATCTCGCGTGGCATCGTGGAGATCGGTGACGAGATCATCTGGGTTGATTCTATTAACTCAACTAACGGTGAGGCTGTTATCCCGCCGTATGGTCGCGGGTTCCGTGGGACTGTAGCTGCTGAGCATAGTCTCGGTGATCGTGTCGTGTCGTCCCCGATGTTCCCTCGCCAGATGGTTAAGCAGGCCATTAATGACGCTATCACTGCCGTATACCCTGAACTGTTTGCTGTCGGTGAGACGACGTTCAACTATCAGCCTGCAGTGTCCACGTATTCTCTGCCTACTGGCGCGTTGGACGTGTTGCAGGTTTCTTGGCAGACGACTGGCCCGTCGAAGGAGTGGCTGCCTGTCCGCCGTATGAGGGTGGATAAGCATGCTGCTACTGGCTCGTTCAGCACGGGCGTGTCTGTGTCTATCTATGATTCGATTGTTCCCGGTAAGCAAGTAAAGATCGTGTACACGAAGGAACCAACGGCGTTAGTGAACGATAGTGACTCGTTTAGTACGGTGACTGGCCTGCCTTCTTCCGCTGAGGATCTGATCCGTTTCGGTGCAGCATACCGTTTGACTCCGTATTTTGATTCTGCTCACTTGTCTGGTCAGTCGGCTGAAGCCGACTACTCTGGTCAGCCTCGTAACCAGAATAATGCTGCTTCCCTGTCTCGTTTCCTTCTGCAAATGTATCAGGTGCGTCTTGCTGAGGAGACTCGTGGTTTGCAGAACTTGTTCCCTGTCCGTAGTTATTTCACCCGCTAGTTAAGGAAAACATTTATGGCACGTAGATACTATTCGTCTACAGCAGCCCGCACTACTCTTGCTGCTGGTGTGAGTGACACTGATACGACGTTCACTGTTGTTGCCGTGTCTGGTTGGCCCGCGTCTTACCCGTACACGTTGATCATTGACCAGGACACGATTAACGAGGAGGTCGTGTCTGTTACTAACCGTAGTGGCACGACGTTGACTGTTTCTCGCGCCCAGGATGGCACTGTTGCTGTTGCTCATTCTGCGGGTGCTGCGGTGAATCATGGTGTGTCTGCTCGTGATTTTGATGAGCCGAATGCGTTTTTGAATGCTGGTGGGACGGTTGCGGGTCCGACGGTTGTGTCGGCTAATTCGTCGTCTACTGCGTTGGAGGTTCGCCAGACTGGTGCTGGTAATGCTTTCGTGGTGGAGGATTCTACTAATCCTGATGCGACACCGTTTGTGGTGGATGCAAGCGGTAACGTCGGTATTGGGACAAGCACCCCTGACAGCCTGCTGTATATCGCCGGTTCACAGGGAAACATCAAGGCAATATCGGGTAACTCGACTGCTGGCGCGGGAAGCCGCCTCATCGCGCAACGTTCACGTGGATCGGTAACTTCACCGTCAGCGGTTTCAGCCGGAGATTCCCTGCTCATTATCGGTGCCCGTGGCTACGGGGCCACGACCTTTCCAAGTGGTGATCGCGCTACGGTGGCTGCGTTTGCCAGCGAGAACCACACGGATTCCGCGCACGGAACCTACATCACAGTGTCAACAACACCCGACGGTTCCACCACGCTCACGGAGCGTATGCGTATCGATAACGCTGGCTTGATTACTGGTTCTGGTACGTCGCTTGGTGCGTGGACTGCGTACACGCCGACCGTCTCCTCTGGCACTGGAACAATAACTTCCTATACGTCAAGCGGTTACTACACACGCATTGGCAAAATTGTTCACGCAATCGCCTACGTCACAATTACAAATAACGGAACTGGCGCATCTTACGTAAACGTTGACTTACCTTTGGCTGCTAGGAATGTGACCGCAACAGCAGTCGGTTCTGGTCGTGAGGATGGCGTTACGGGTAAATCCCTCCAATGGAGGGCTATTGCTGGCACGGGTGTCGGTCGTGCCTACTTCTACGACAATACCTATCCTGGTGCGAACAACGCCGTTCTAATGCTGTCTATCACCTATGAAACGAGTGCCTGATGACGAATGACATGATGAGCGAAACCAACACTGAGGTTGAGCAGCCAGTAGACGAGACACCCGCCTTGTCTATTGAGGATATTGAGGCGCTTTTAGCCGCTGAAATGCCAGATCCAGAAGCACCATTCCCTGGCGATCCCGACGCGACATGGGACTACTGGAGCGGTTTGTATAACCCAACTGCTGGCCCATCTGATGAAGTCGTGTGGGCACGCTTGCGCTATCGCAGGGATGCTCTGCTTGCTGAGTGTGACTGGCGTGTAGTCGCCGACGCACCGTGGGACGCGACCCCTTGGGTGGCTTACCGACAGGCACTCCGTGACTTGCCCGACACGACGACTGATCCGCGTAAGGCAGTGTGGCCCGTTAAACCATAGCATCTGCTATAATCCGCCGCATGAAACTATCCAAACGAAACAAACCCGAACCTGACAAGTTCAGGCTACGGGTACGCCGTGGACTGTACGGCTGGGAGTGGGAAGTGCAAGAAAAAGCACCCACTGTCACTGGCAGGATTGACTACGTGCAAGCGTTGAATCCTATGATTCGTGACCTGAGGGGCAGCACGCACAGTCACGATGAAGCCAAAAGCAAGGGCCTCATGGCTTTGCGTGAGGCGATCAGGGTGGATAAGTGGAGCAGTGAAGCGGAATACTATTATGCGGAGGATGATCGTGGAGGATAGTGAAGTGAGCGAGACAACCGTTGAGGTTCCTGGTTTCATCGTGAACCTGATCGGTCGCCTAGTGGCAGAGAACGAAGCATTGAAGGCTGGTATGTCGCCAGCGGAATCTGTCGTGGCAGCGGAGATAACTGAATAAGTTTCCTTTTTTCTTGTAGCCCTGAGCATGGCTTTAAACGGCTCTCTTTTTCTTGCCCTAAAACAGTGAAGGATTCCAGGTGGCAACGGACTATACTGAACCAGTAGTTGAACCATTAGGTTTCGGTTACGAGGTTTCCTCTGGTTCCGGATTATTCGGCCCCGATTCCCTGAAATGGGATTGCAATATTGGTGGCTTAACGTTCCTGTTCGGTAACAATGAGCAGTTCCCGATGACTCGTCAGACTGCTCAGTTTCGTCGTGAACGTATCGACACGGAACGTAACCCCGGCGAGCAGTCGCTTGAGAATGGTTTGTGGATTCGTTCGCAGGCTTCCTGGCATTATGGTGCTGGCTTGTCTTCCGCTGAACCGCTTGAGGTTAACTCTGAGGAGGCTTCGTTCCGGTTCTACCAGTCTGGTGGTATTGACCCGTGGACTCC